ATGAGCGCTAATGAAATGACCCAGGCAGAGTTAGCAAAAGTTAACGCTGAAATTGCAAAGCTGATTGCTGAAACATCAAAGCTTAATAGGGAGTCAGCCTGGTATCCGATTGTCGTGGCATCAGGTCTAATCGGTGCAGTGGCCACCATCACAACGGTATTGCTCAAACTAATTTAATAAATAAGCCCTTCGGGGCTTTTTTAACAGGTGCATCATGCCACTCATTGAAAGTTATACCCCGCCAGCACCAGAGGACCTTGCTCAACTCAAAGAAGTTCTTGGGTTAACTGGTAACCAGATGGCTGATCTTGCTGGTCTTGCTGGAAGTAATCATTGGAGAAAATATACCGGTGGTGAGTCCCCAAGGGTTATGGGAATGCATATGCTCTTTTATATGGCAGCACAATTAGCATTAAGTAAAGAAGAGCTAGTAAAAGTGCTTGATAAAATGCGTGATATGGGCGCAGAAATATAAGGATTTAAAATGAAGTGTTACATAATTAACATGCAAAATGAGCCAAATAAAAGACACCGTATCACTGCACAATGCCAGCAATACGGTATCAATTATGAAGTTATAAATGCCGTGGCGGGTAAAGAATTAAGCGGAGAGGTTCTTTCTACAGTTACTCATGATTACCCAACCTGTAACCTAACACCTGGCGAAATTGGGTGCGCTTTAAGCCATCTCCATATCTACTCAAAGATGGTCTCTGAAAACATACCACATGCATTGATACTTGAAGATGACGTAGTTTTAAATGGAAAGGTTTTAGATGTACTCGACTGCATAACAAAAACCATCAAGAAATCAACACCAGAAATATTTCTCTTGAACAACCCAGAGAGTTACCATCCTAAATTCAAAAGACCAGTGACGGACACCCTTTTATTTTATAAAATGGCAAGAGCTAGCCAAGCTTGCGCCTATGTTATAAACAAACAGTCTGCGAGTAGATTACTAAACTTCAATTTACCGATTAAATTTGAAGCTGACAGATGGATGTTTTTCCGAGATTTCTGCTCAATAAAAATATGGTGCCTTGATGAAGGTTTGATCGATAGCAATGATGCAGACAAAACTAAATCCTCTCTTGAGTTGGGGAGAAAGAAACTTAAAGACATCCGCGAAAGCTATATGAATAAATTGCAAAAAAAACAGAAAGGTTATCAATTAAAACGGATGATCAATTTAATGCTTAAGAAAATAAGCTATAAATCAGTGTGAGAGTTAAAATTCTGGAACATCAGTCCATTGTATATCGGGTGCTGTTGACGTATTGACGCGATTCAACAGTACCCGGTAATTTTTCCATGCAATTAGCTGGGCATTTTCTTCATCTGTTGCCATACCGAGATCAGCCGCATCCTGGAGAATGGCAATTTTCTCTCTGACCTCCGCCAGCAGTTGCCGCTTCGTCCCCTCAGCCACAACCACGGGGTCAACAACTGGTTCGCTTAGTGTCGGCCTTCCGTTAGCGTCCGGGGTGATTTCCAGGCCCTCGCTCTGGCCGCTAAGCAGGGCCTGGTATTCCGCTTCACTGATATCAACGGTGTCCTCAGGCCAGGTTCCTGCTTCTTCATAATCCTTTTTTAACTCAAGAGGATAAAATGCGTTAGTGCTCGCACTATAGAAATATGTCATCGTCATTTTAATATCCTATTGCAAACCAATAAGCACCATAACTATCAGTACCGATAGATGCACCGGTAGCGCTAAGGCTGGTTACATAAGTCCAGTTATTCGCGCCTCCATTGTTATTTGGGCGAATGATGGTATTTTGAACAGATACGCATTTCGATGGAAAAGCGATTGGAAATGTAACGTTCACGTTCGTTGGTGAAGAACTGGCAACCTTACCCCACTGGAAAATCAGACCAGTGGATGCATCTTTAAACCACCCATTATCTGCTTTGCTGGCAGAATTTTTCCCACCGTAGCGGCTGTCAAAATTGGTGTAATCAGTCGGAACAATCTGACCAGTGAAAGAAAATGTCGTCGTGTTCCAGTACCCCATCATTTTGCTGTTGGCCCAAAGGTCAACCTGCCCGTCTTTTGAGCTACGCAGGCCAGAATCATTATCACCAATATTTAAAACACCTGAGCCAATACCACCAACCTGAATCGTGCTCTGCACTGTAAGATTGCCGGTTAGTGTCCCGCCGGTCAGCTTCAGGTAGCGGGAATCAAAATTACCATAATCAGTCGGGACAAACTGGCCCACCGTTTTCATCTGTTTGCTGGCGCCGGCATATGAAAGTATCGAATTACCCGCAGTTGAATCTTCGTCAATACGAAGGCCGCTGCCGTCAACAACGATGAAGTATTTTTTCCCGGTATCAGCTTCCGAAAACTGAATAATCGGTGCGTTATCGTTTATTTCCAGGTTGCCGGTTAGTTTTCCGCCAGTTATTGGCAGCGCCCCCGCCTGTGCCGCTGTGGGCGGGTTTTTCTCAGAAAATAACAGCCCGGAGTTGCTCCAGTATTTTTCCGGGCTGGTCATGTCCCCGTTCAGGTTGTTGTAGATATGCAGTGCCATCTTACCACCGCTGGACTGCTCAAAAAGAACGCCATATCTCTTGTCTGAGCCATGCTGTTGCCACTTAAAGCTAACCCAGCCGCTACTGGTCACTTTATTAACAAGATTACCGCCACCGCCATAATTACCACTGGCCGCCGTGGCAAAATATTTATAGATATCGGTGCCATCCGGAATGGGTATCTCCGGGCCGCCTGCACCCATCCACCCGACAACAGGCACCCGCTCTGCTGTCGTATCGGTCATGGAGGTGACGATATCTTTGAAAGCTGCAGTGCCCAGCCCGGCATAAATTGCACCCGGATTCATCACGCTGAAAAATGTCTGGCTCTTGTCCAGCATGCAGACCAGGGCGACATCTTTAATAATGTCACCTGCAACCAGCTGCGCCTTATTCCCTTTATAAAGCGGGAATGTGCCAAGCACCCTGCCGCCCATAACGAGCTGCAGCGTGCTGGCCCCGGTGTTGCCCTGCGTCGGATAGACAATGACTGGCGTTCTGAGCATCCAGTCCGTGGAGCCGTTCACGAAGTACGTCGCCGGCAGGTCTATCGCCAGCGCGTTCGCGGTGCCACCAGCAACCGCTGAGGTATAGTGCCCGCTCTGCAGCTGCTCAATCTGCACAAACTGGTTTTCCGAGCCGCGTGTCGCGAAGTTGGCGATAACATCCCTCAGCACCCACCCTTTCGCGGTGGTGCCTTCCTGCCCGCGCACCACCGTCAGTATGTCCCCGTCGACGGCAGTCAGATGACACACCTCAAAAGCAGTCTGTTTGTCATCCGTGAGTGTGAGTTTCGCGTAGGTTTTCAGTGCGTTTGAGCTGTTGTCGTAGTCATAACTGAGCAGTGCCGCAAACTTTGCCCCGCTACCCGGCATCACCTGAATCGTCGTCTGGTTCGCCGTGATATCGGCCGCAAGAGACGAAACGACATTGTTTCCGAATCCTGTAATCATTGTTCAGTCACCGTAACGGTAAAAGTATAAATAAAAGGAAGCTTCACCAGTCGCTGGGTGATGGCATCCCGGAGAAAGTAACCGACACCATCGCCATAGTCCGGAATGGTGACAGAAAAAACGCCCTTGTCGGGCGTTACGCTGATATCGAAGGTGTGCTGTAACGGCGGGTCCGTGCCGTTATCGCCGTGGATAAATCGCGCCAGCCGTCGCTTAAGCCAGTCAGTGCAGAAGTGCGAGCCGTCTCCCTTGTAAAAATTCCAGGTGAGTATTCGCTTAAAGTAATCATCGGGCACGTACGACGCCGAGCCGGGGACATAGCTTTTCAGGCCCGCGTACGGGATGGCGTTATACTCAATGGTGTTGTACGCCCCGCGGGCGATCGCATCTTCGGATATCTGGAGCATGGGCCGGGTTTCGCCGTAGAGGCCCAGCGCCACCCAGTCCAGTAAATCGCCGGTGACAGACGGTGACGTCCAGCACGGCAGGTCCAGCGCATTCAGATAGTCCAGCGCCTGCTGCGCCAGCTGGTTATACGCCTGAAACAGCGCGGCGATATTCAGATCGTCGTTATACTGCGTGTAGGGATAAGCCGGAATGATGTTTTCAATCAGCGCTGGCATATTGTTGAACCCGAATTTGTGCGGCGGAAGTGGAGAAATAGGCATACGTGTCGCCATAGACCAGGCTTGAACCTGTGTCCGGTGCTTTAATTGTGCCGTTAATATCGATATCAATGTTGATCATCGAAACGAGCTGCGGAGCCACCAGCCCCGACACGGATTTCAGGAAAATATCCTGAATCTCAAAAATGTTGACAGGCATACCAACCGCAATCGCATTTACGTAGTCCGCAATGTTTTGCTGCACCGCGTTCGCGATTCCGTCCGGGTCAACATAGGTCAGGGACCTGGTATCCCAGGTAATGAACACGATCACGTTCTGCGACGACGGGACGACAAACGGCACCTGATACACGTCGGGATAAACCATGACTGAGACAGTCTTCTTTTCTACCGGCGCGCCGGATGGATTCGAGACGCCATTCGTCAGTATCGAGATGTCCGGTACCGCTTTATAAATGGCATAAGCCACCTCGTAAGGGTCACCGCCTCCCACCACAGCCACCCACTGCCCGAGTGTGGCCTGACGATACGAAATCAGGTTAGGATGTACGCCGCCCACCTCCTGCAGGGAGGCGCGCAGACAGTCAGGTGTCCCCTGAACCCCGAACATGCCCGCCTGCAGCACCTGCGCCCGGTACGACGTGAAGTCCTGTTCAGCAGCACCCGGCAGGCCAGCGGTGCGGTTGGTACAGGTCACGTTGTAGGTATCCGGTACCGAGGTCTTTATCTGGTTAACCGAGCCCGCCGGCACCGCCCATGTCCCTTCTTTCGTCGCCAGGCAGTATACCGGCTCGCTCTGCCCGCCGGCGGGGATCATCGTGTCGCGCTGAACGGTGTAGAGGTAGCTGTTATCCCCGACCGTGAAGCCCCTGGGGATAGCAAAACCCGGCGGACCGCTGAACACAACGTAAACCGACGTATTGCTCCCCTGCCCGCGGGGAACGCCGTAAATCGCCCCCAGTTGCGCCAGCAGATGCACGTTTGCCGCATAAGGGCTGCACGAGTTAATCAGGTCAACCCGAGCCTGGTCACACACGACCAGCGCCCCGACGCTGGTGCTGACCATATCCTCAATCAGCGATCCGGGTAAATCGGTGGTGATACCAGGTGAAAGCTGTGTGGCAGTATCAATCACCAGCTGGCGCAGCTCTTCCGTCGTTTTCGGTACCGGTCCGGCAATATCATAGTTAACGGGTAAATCACTCATACATACACCTGCCTGACAATTTTAGCGCCTGAAGTGGTAATGACTGAAATGGTGTAAACCGGCGGATCAGCGTCCGTCAGCGCTATCTGGAGAGAAGAAAAATAGCGGCTGAACTGTTGCTGAAGCCGGTTCACGAAAAAGGTTGGCAGAATCTGCTGTATCACCGAGCCGCTGGAGGGGATCCCGTTATTGGCGAAAAAAGGCGATTCCTGCGGGGCCAGCTTAAGATTCTGCACAAGTGTCGTGATCCAGATCGAATCGTTAAAGCCGTTTTCATCGGTGACGACCGTTACCCACCGTCCGTTGTTGTCGCGTCCGTACGTTCTCATTCGGTGATACTCCCGTTAAAAGCAGACGTCGGGCCGCCGGTGTTATTGCCATCGTGGCCGTTACTGTGCTCATGTGAATTAAGCCAGGTCAGCAGCTGCTGCCAGCCCTCATGCATGATGTGCGGGCTGGTGCTGGCCGTACCGTCTTTCAGGCTGCCGCTCTGGCCACTCAGCGACCACTGCCCCTCTGTCAGGGTCAGTACCGTACCGCCAGCGGTCACCTGAAACGTCTTCGGCGTGGCGATAGTGATGCTCTCCGGCGTCAGTAAAAACGTGGTGCTCCCTTTTGCGTCACGGAGCGTCACCCCTTCCGGGCCGTACATCGTGAGTACACGGTCGTCGACGTCCTCCCACTCGGTATTGCTGACGGGCAGGAACGACAACGCGCTGAGGTTTGCCGGTGGAGTGAGGTCGGCGATACCGCCACCGAGACCGCTCACCCCGCCAAGGTAGGTGTGCGCCGGAATAACAATCCCTTTGTCCCCCGGCTGCATCGGGTAACGGATGTACTCCGGACCGAACAGCGGCACGGTGACCTGCGGCAACGTCCAGGGGATATCCCGCAGCAGAAATGACACGGTAATCATGTTCCCGTCGCGTTTCACGACTGAGGCAGGAAGCACCTTTCCTGCCATCTGCATTGCGTCCGCGATTTTCCGGGCGGCAAAACTGTGCATGTTGCCGCCAAAGCTCATCTTTTTATCGATGCTCATGACTTCGGTTTCTCCGTGTCCGGGTGTGCTTCCAGCACCGTGACCCAGCTGTTACCGTCAGGATGGCGGCTGTTGCCCAGCAGGCGAACAGAAGATACGAGAAAGAGCCCCTCAAAGGCGGAGTTATCGCGAAACTGCGAATACGAGGACGCCTGCACCATCGGGCTCGACTTATCAGGCATCAGGATATAATCACCCACCTGAATATCCGCCCGCATCACGCACACAACCGACACGGTACCGAACTTCACCCAGGCCGGCTGACCTGCCAGATCGGAGAACCGCAGCTTTTTCGGGTTGGCTTTCCGCTCCTGCGCATCCTTGTCAGAGTGGTTATCGAAGTCGTTATCAAATACCCGGATTTCGTTACCGTTGACCATGCTGATTTCGACGCCGGAATAGTAACTGTCCCTGATGAGATTCTTACTCCACATATTGATATAGCCTGCCAGGTCACAGAGCCGACCGCAGTAAAGAAGGTCGTCGTGATTATTCACCAGCATGTCGCTGACGCTTATCGAAAATTTGTACCCGCCGCCCAGCATGCGAAAACAATCAAACAACGAATCGGATAATTTCCGCCCTTTCTGCCAGGGGAGAGTCAGATTAACAGGGGCCAGCGGAGACGGGTCTGTATCGGAAACCGGGCCTGCCGTCACAATCAAATCCATCCGAAGCTCGGTCCCCTGCCAGTTACCCACCACCTGCCAGACCACGCCCCGCATAACAAGACCGTTATTCCCGAGCGTTGCCAGCGGCAGCCCGGGCGACATGCCCGCGTACACCTCAATGGTCATACCGAACATATTTTGTCTGGCCTGCTGCATTTCCTGAGGACTGACGCCCCATATCGAGACGCGGCTCTCGCCTTTTGGCGTGGATTCACCAAAGCGCTGGATATCAAGCTCAATCATCAGCGCGCCGGGATTGTTCACGCCGTTTATCTGGCTGGAATAGCGTCGGAATATTTTTCGCGGGTCGTTCTCGGGGGGCGGGTAGGCTGTGGGGTAGAAAACCTGAATATCGTAATAGCGCATCAGGTGATGACCTCCATCTGACCCGTGGCGTCACGCCACACCATTTTCGTATTATCAAAAGCGCCCACCAGGAGATTGATGTCGTAGCCGACCGGAGAGGCCACCACCGGAACGGTCAGGATCCGGCCACCTGAGTTGTCTGTAATCACGAGATACCAGCGCTGTGCCGCGATATTCCATTTCATCTGACAGTGGTACACCGAGCCGTCCAGAACAGGCGCAAACACCATGCTGGTCTGCTCGTTACCGGAAAAAGGATAAGGTATTGTGCTCATTGACCGAATTTCCCGATAAGTCCGTAAAGGGCGCTGCCGATACCACTGGCGAGATCCGTATTGCCCAGGGCGGCAACCGTACTGGTCCATGCGGTTTTGGTGGTTTTATCACCACTGTCAATCTTGCTTAAGAAGTTGTTCACTGCCCCTCCGGCCTCATTCTCACTGATAAGCGGTTTTTCGAAGTCCCACAGCCACTGACGCTGCGGCATCGGGTCGCTGGAGCCGGAGACATCGCGGACCGTTCTCAGGATACAACTGGTATAAATGATGGCAGGCGTCGCCACGACATAGGTACCGCCGAGGTTGGCGTGCGCCTGCAGCACCGCCTGTAGCGCAGTGAGCGTCACCAGTTTGGTCATGGCCCCGGTGTTGTCATTCACCGGCGCATCCATCAGCATAGGGATACGAAGCGGCTGGGCCAGCAGGGCGTTCGCAGCCACCGACTGGTTGGCAAACGCATAGCGACCGATATCGTAGTCGACCATGGTGCCGCCCGGAGCCGCCCGCCAGTGGCAGAAGTATTTATCCAGGTCGGTCAGGTTAATCGCGCCTTCCAGCAGGCCGGTGACATAACTGGCACTCTGGGTCAGCGCCACAATGGGTAACATCCCGCCGGGGATTGTCTGAGCAATACCGCCGCAGAGAATGACCGGGGAAATTTCAAAACCGAGCTTGTAGAGCTCGCGGGTGAATGCCATTAGCCGAACCCTCCCAGTTGTGTACTGGACACCACAGCATTACCGCCGGTGTTGTTGTAGATAACCACACCCTGCATGCCGCCATGTTTCTGATGGTCTGCCATCTGCTGCAGGAGTTGATTGGTGACTTTTGAGCCCGGGTTGGCAGGGGGTGCCATAAGGTTCGGCTGAGAAGTTCCCGGCATATCCGTACCGTAGAGCTTTTTGTACTGCTCTCGCGCCCTGCCCGGATACCCCTGGTTCTCTTTACTCCCCCGACGACTCCCGCCGTTGTAGTAGCGAAGCGCCTCTTCGTGACCACCACCATGCACGTTAGCCCAGTGAAGCGCATCCTTCCAGATCCGGGCACCGGCCATAATGTTATCGTGCGGATCGAAATGTTTTTCACCCGGTTTGAAATTACCCGGCATGACCTGCATGAGACCTTCAGCCCGTTGGCCATTACGGGTTATCGGTCCCTGCGCGTTCGGGTTCATGGAGGACTCGGTCATAGCCAGAACTTTCAGATCTTTCGGGTCAACGCCATACTTATTCGCCGCCTCTTCGAAAAAGGCTTCAATTTTTTTATTATTCGCAATGTTTTTTTCTACTTTCTGACCAGCACCGCGCGGATCAATACCGAGAGTGTCCTTCATCCATTGAGCTGTATCATTGGCACTCTTTGACGCGGCGTCCATCAGGCCATTAATAGTGTCGCCTTTCAGGAACTTCACAACGTCATCCATCGTCACACCCAACTCCCTGATGTGCCCCATGAAATCGTCAAAGTCCTTACGCATCGCGCCGGAGGAAATATAGTCAGAGAACGACTTCACCTCTTTGGATAACTCAGCAATCAGCCTCCCGGCTTCCGGCGACTCAAGAAACGACTGTACCGCATCGGCAACAGTATCAGACAGCTTTGCCAGGGCCGGGGTTAACGGTCCAAGCCCTTTGATAAAAGCGTTCTCAATACTGATTTTGCTGCGGTCGAGCTGAACATTAAACTCCTGCCACTGTTTGAGCTGCTGGTCAGTCAGCTGTAGCTTCTGCGCGTCTTTATCGGCCTGCTTCGCCATCGCGTCGATTTCGGCGTCGCTCATCTTCTTAAAGCGGTTCAGATCGTCGAGAGAAAAGAAGTTGGTCAGCCCGTAGGCTTCCGCGCCCTGCTGCGTGCTGCCGTTGCGCACAAAGATATCGCGTGCCGCCCTGATCATCTTCGGCAGCAGCTTTGCCGGATCCTGGTCAGGACTGCCGACACCCATCGCCTGAAACTGCCAGCGCTTACTCAAATCAAGCTGTGCGTCACGAATAGCACCCAGCGTACCGACCGGATTACCCAGCGCTTTCTGGTAGTTGACCGCACTCGCGTTAAGACCGCCCGTCGTGGTACCAAGCCCCATAGCGGTAAAGCGCTGCGCACCGGCATCGCTCGCCAGATGACTGAGCCCCCACAGGCTGCCGACACCCGCGAGGCCTGAGAACATGCCCAGCATGCCGCCCCACGTCAGGAGGCTGCCGGTAGCATCCTTGATATGGCCCGCGAATGACTTCGCGTCCTTATTGGCTTTGTTAAGGTTTTTCCTGACCTTATCGGTTTCTTTATTGAATTTTTCAGCGGCTTTTGCGGATTTGTCGGTGTTCTCCGTAACCTCGCCTGCGCCTTCCGCTGAGGCTTTAAAGAATCGCCCAACGGCGGCACGGGCCCGCGCAAGTCGCCCCTCCGCTTTCACAGCTTTATCGGTGTTATCTGCCAGCACTTTTGCTGCGTCGGCAGCATCCGTGGTGCTTTCTGCAACCGCAGCCGCGCTCTCCGCTGACGTTTTCAGAAACCGTCCGGAAGCATCCCGCGCCCTGCCAAGCTGCTCCTCTGCCTTCGCCGCCTCGCCGGTATTCTCCGCCAGCGCTTTGGTGGCCTCTGCCGCGTCCTCAGTATTATCAGCTATCTCTTCCGCGGCGTCTGCGGCCTTCTCCGTTTCCTGAGCCACGACCGCCGCACCACCGGCCATGTTCTGCCAGGCGGCGGGGATCTCAGCCATCGCCTTCTGAAATTCAGCGAATTTTTCCAGAAACGTCTGAAATTTCTCGTCCTGAACATCAATCTCAACAACGGATTTAGCTGCCATTGAAATACCCCTTTCGCCTTATTTCTTCGATAATGAAGCGCTGCCGGTAATGGAGGGGGCTTTTATAGTCGCCAATGTCCAGCTCCCGGCAGAGCGTGCTGAATCCCTCGCCGGATGCCCAGGTCAGGAGAGTATGTATGACAGTTCCTGCGGGGGTTCGGGGGGCGGGGTATCGGTGTCCTTCTTCGACATCTGTAAAAAATCGCGATACGCCGTAGCGCCCAATGAGACGAGTTGCCCACTGTACATTTCGAGCGCCCTCCCAACCGTCCCGGTCATCAGACTCGCTTTCTGAATAGCAGAGCTCACCATAAAAAAAACAAGCTCGCCTTCAACGTCGCGGTACTCTTCCGCCGTGATGATTTCCTGCCGAAAGGCGACGTCCAGCGACACGGGCTTCCACGTGCCCTTGTCGTTCCAGATAACCGTGGTCAGGCGCTGGATCTCATCGACGAGGGTCGGCATGCCCGCTTCCAGGCTCCCGGACTCCTGGCGCGACCTGATAGCGTTTCTCAGCATCATCGCCGCGACGCGTGGCGCGCCGAAATAACCCACCATTGAAAAGAAGTTATTGAACAGGTTCCCCAGCATGATGCAGTTCTGCTCCACGACTTCGTAAGGGAACGGCACCACGTGCAGGTAAACCAGCGAGCCGTCGTCGCGGGTGATGGTGCTGACGAAATTCAGGTTTTTATCAATTTTCACAGGCATTAACTCCACATCTTATCGTTGACGACCATATAGCCGGAGATGGTCACGACATAACCCGCATCCATACCGTTCATCTGGATCTCGTTAAAGTTCACCAGGAAGCAGTTCAGCAGCGTGGAGCTGCCGAACGTCGTCGCATCCGGCGTGACCACCACTTCGCCAAGCGACGTATCGGTAGCGAAGCGCTTCTGGTAGCTGGCGGCAATGCCCTGTGTTTTGAGCAGGTGTACCGTCAGCGTGACCTGCTGATAAGGCACCATGCTGCCGATGGTTCCGGTCAGGGTCTGGATTATGTCGGTGGCAGCGGTGTCGGGCCGCAGGCTGATGGCATCCTTGCCGAGGAAAGAGGCGGTGACGTTGAGCGCCGGACTGTCGGTGATGCTCACCGCGCCTCTGACACGGTTCAGGAAGCCCTGCGGTACTAATGGATTTGACATAAATTACGCCCCCACAAAGTTGGTTACGTTGAGATTAAACGTGATGGATTCAAAGCCGCGTTTTGGCGTAATGACGGCGCTAAGGCCGTTATATTTTCCGTCAGCGTAATCAGAAGGGTTAAGGCTGGTATAGTTCGCGAACGGTACCGCGTTAATCACCGCACTGCCCGCATAGATGCCCTTTTCATAAGCCTCATTGAAATCGGACTGTGCGAGCTGCGTATCCACCACCGGCCCGAGGATCAGACCGTAGCTGATACCGGAACGCAGCGTTTTCAGGGCGCGTCGCTGGAGGCGATTAATACCCGGCTGCTCGTAGTACAGCGGGTTAACCGTGGTGTTCGAGCCGTTGATGACCTCGTTCGCCAGGTCAATCTCCAGATTGAGCGCAGACCAGGCCACCGCATACCAGTAGTTAAAGGGCATGCCGTCGAGCATATGACCGGCAACCAGCATTTTGTTGCTGAGCCCGCCTTCGGCGGCCGTGCCGATATAGTTGATGTGATTGTCCTGCAGGGTTTTCAGCAAAGTACCGTTACCCGCGGGAGGATATTCCGTCACACCGTACATAAAGCGCCAGGCCATCGGCGGGACCATGTTTGATGAGCCAGGATCGTTTGCCAGCGACGACTGGAACGGGGCCGCCATGGAAAACTCAGTATCACCGATGGCCGGTGCTTCAACGCCCGCGAACACGTTCGGGTATTTCCCCGATACCCAGTCCTGATACGTTGAAATGGTGGTGGTTACGAAAAACTTCACCAGAGACCCCGGGGCGGTGTAGTTGTTCGCCAGGGTTTTAAAGGTCAGCTCGCCGTCCCACTCACGAGGCACCAGATAGGAGAAAAGGGTCTGGTAGGTGTTCCCCAGGGAAGTATCCTGTTCGATGTAAGCCCCCAGCGCTGTGACCGCCGCCGGCACGTTCAGGTTACCCAGCTCCAGCACATAAACTGCCCTGCTGCTCCCCTGCGCCCAGTACGTAGTGTTCATCTGCCGGAGTTCAGCGGCAGCAACTGTGGTCATGGTGCCCAGGGTGGTGGCAGCACCCGGATCGCCGCTCAGCGGGTAGGTAAACTCGGTCGTACTGGTCACGGTTGCCGTTACGGCTCCGTTATAGGCCGCCGGCGTCACACCCGACACGATAACCGGCACGCTTTCGCCGCTTTGCCAGTCCTGTGCCTCAGAGAGCGTCACGGTCACCGTGTCCGTGGCCCATGCGATAGCCGAAATGATCGCGGCAGATGCGGCGACGTTTTTCAGGTCGTCTTTTGACGTCAGGAGTTGCAGACTCCCCGGCATAAGCGTCGTGCCGCCCGTGGAGACCAGCGCGCCGGATTTCAGCAGGTTTGTCGGCTTAGGTGGACTGGTCACCGAGATGTTAATGTTAACAATGGACATTTAACTATTTCTCCCCATAAATGGTCGGGATAGCAGAGGTGATAAGCTGGCGGGAAACGTTACGCATCCGCTGCTGGTAGTAATTCACTTTGAATTTGATTTTTTTGCGCATCGCGATGATGTTCAGCTCGTTCTGGGTCACGCGCTCATCCTGAACCACCGGAATATTCATCACGCCCATTTCAGCCCCTTCGCTGAGCGTGTACTGCTGCACGTACAACAGGAAATCTTCCACGGCTGCATTACGCAGACCGGTTATCGAAATCGTCACGTCTTCCGATACCAGCTGATACTGATTCGATTTCTCGTCCAGATAAAAGGCACCGGCCACCGGAACCGGATCGCTGCATTTGACCGTGGCGTAAGGTGGCGTGAGGTTCTGCAGAGACAACATTGCCGGGTACATTGGCATAACCCTGCTTAATGAGAGCCAGACGGGTAACGAGCTGGACACCACCACGTCAGCGAGATCGATATCGTCAGCCGAGTTGATGATTTGCGACATCATGTGCGGATAGATAGCGTGCCCGGTGTAGTGCCAGATCCCGGCGGGTTCGTTCAGACCAGAGCGACGGGAGAAGGCAAACTGAATACCGTAAAACGCGCCGATATACAGCACCCCCGGCCCGATATCGTTAAACGGGTCAATCTCCGACTGCGCGGTGAAGGTCACCACGTTTTTATCGTAGAGCTGGTCTTCGTCCTGGATGCTCTCTGTCGTCAGGTGCAGATAGCCTTTGACGGTTCGGGTGTCCGGACCGGGATCCGGTTCGCCGATGATAACGGACGCTTTCACCCAGAACACAAACCCGTCCAGCGGCAGCACCTTACGGACATACTTTGTGAACGTCACCGCCGGATGGTTAAAATCATCCAGCCCCTGATCTAACGACGCGTTGAGCTCGTTTTTGGCATACGCCATTTCACTGATGGAAGGCATTCAGCACCCCGCTGACCCATGCGCGCATCGAGTTCTCAAACATGCCGGTATCGATGAACGACGGTCTATTTTTTGGACCCTTCCCGTTTTTAAAGCGCTTCGAAATCCCGTCCAGGGCGCGCTGTGTCGGGATCCCCGTCAGGCCGTTCATCTCTTTGTTGTAAAGAAACGCTGAAAACAGGTGGTGTACCTGCGACATGGACTCCGCAAACGGATCGGCGGGTAACGGCGCACCCATCATCAGATTCTCCAGGCCTGCGGCAAGGTCATTGCTCATCAGTTGCGCAATTTCATCACCGTAGCGGTCGAAGAAGGTCTGCATAATGTGGTATTTCGTTTCCAGCCGCTCCGCCACGTCGCCGGTCGTCGTGTTCTCGTTTTCGTAGGGAATATTGATCACGCCAAGATGCAGCTTCATGACAGCCCCCACAAATCGCCGTACTGTTGCGCGATACCGAGATAGCACCGCCCCCACGGATCCTTGAGCTGCTGCAGGTCGGCAATGGTGAGATTTTTCAGCGCATCGCTGACCGCCCGCGTCTGACTGGTCGACTCATCCGACGAAGCACTGATAACCCCGGCGGTGAAGTTGTTAATGCCTTTTTCCTTGCGGTACTTATCAAAAACATCCGCAGGGCTATAGTTCACCAAAAATGACGCGGCGAGGTTATAAACCGCCTGTGAGTACAGTATCGGGCTGATACAAGCAATCTGTTGGTTGACCCAGGCGAGGGACAATTCCCAGCAATATTGAATGCTGGGGTCATCATCAGGTAGCTCATTAGCGCTGACCTTCATGGAAGTACGGATAAACCGAATAAATCCAGCCAAATCAGACATGGTACCCCCCGATTATTTGCGCTTTTTCGCGTCCGGTTTGACGGCCAGCGTTTCCTCGACAAAATCCATCTCTTCCCTGTCGTCTGTCGTGTTCAGACGCTGTTCGGTGCTGACCTCCAGATCGCCCCGATAACCGTTATTCTGCTCCCGGAGGAGATCATTGGTTGCGATGACGGAAGCCTGACGGCGCTCGTGTGCCGAACGGTTCAGATGGTCATCGTTGTCACGCATGGCGTTCTCAATGATGTTCGCCGGTACAGGCTTATCAATGCTGTAACACCTGCCGATATGAACACTATTCTGGTCAATCCGGCTCGCATCAATCAGGCCATATACGGCGTGCTGCTGAATAATGACGTCAATTTCAGCCGCGGCACCGTCCATGACCACCGTCTGCGCTCCGGCGTTGATAGGGTGATAAACCAGGCGTCCGGTTTCCGGATTGCGGTACGTGAAGTCGTGACGCTGTTTGGTGGTATTGGCGATATAAAGTTTCATGGAGACTCCTGAAGAGAAAAATCCCCGCACACCATCCGGCAGGCGGGGATATATGCAGGTTAGTTGTCGTACGGCATCGAAATAATGGTCACCGCTTCCGGACGCAGCACCCAGCCAGAAGTTGATCGCAGCTCGGACAACACGTCGATAGCGCCACCGGCGATCGGTGTCGGGATTTCACGCGGTGCGGCCATGTCACACAGCATCAGCGACGTAGCTTCGAGAGACGGGCTCAGTTTCGCGAATTCGTTGGTGTTGATCTTCGCATTCATCTCCGGGCGCTTGACCTCTGGCATGGAGATGATCACCGCGTCGGTACCGTTATCACCGGCACCAATCAGTGTATCGTCGTACACCCATTCGATATCGCAGTCTGACTCTTCCGCGATACGCTTTACCGTACCCGAAACCGTCGCGGTACCACCGCCGGGACGCTGGTAGCTGGTTAACTGCACCACCTGGAGCATCTCCATTGCGCCGAGGATACGCTGAGGCCCAAGAACAACCATGCGGGAAGGTAATCCCATCTGCATGGTGCGGGTGCGAATAGCAAGGAGCTGACCGAGAATAAACTGAGCCATCTCGCCATGATCGTACCGTAACACGCTGGTATTCCCCTGGCTGTCCGGCGGCAGAATGGTCGTTGTCGCACCGTGAGTATTCAGGATCCCTTCGCCAGTCGAAGGCGTCATGCCAAACAGCAAACCATTACGCATTTGCTGGAAGATAGCCTGTCGCATGCCGAGGCGCTGGGCTTCCGGCAAAGCGTAGCCCCAGTTCCCGGCGGCGGCCATATCGTGATGGTCGTAAATGGCGCGGGCGCGGAGCATGTAGGTCGGGGTCTGGATCATGCGCGAATCCAGCGACACGGACGGCAGCTGGTTAGCGTTGGCCGACTGACTGGAAGCAACCCGGGTACGAATATCCAGGCGGCGCATGTAAACGTACTGGTCGCCGTCGGACAGGCGCGCCAAAGGGTTACCGCTTGCCATCACCGAAAATGCACCTGAGGCCTGCTGACAGGACAGGATCATCTCCGGCATGATGTACGATGGATTTACAATCTGATAACTGGGTGTAATAGCTGGCATTTCTTAGTCTCTCCTGATTACAGCAGAATGAGCGCAGCGTTGCCGCTGTCGTTCCAGGTTGCAAAGCCCGTATCCGGGTCGTAAGACACGGTCTTGCTGTTGCCCTGCTGCAGTTCGATGATTTTTACCGGAAGTACAGCGTCTACCTGTGCGGCGGCACCTACGGTTCCCTGAGTGGTGGCATCTCCTGCTGGTACAGAAGCCGGGGTGAACGTGAACGAGGTGCTGTTCGGCACGCTGAGCACCTGCACGGTACCGTTGTAAGCCGCAGGTACTGCATCGGTAATGGACACATACGCCCCTGCCGTCAGGCCGTGAGCGGTCGCGGTTGTCGCTGTGGCATAACCCGCCGCTGCTGCCGTCGGTGCCGTCCAGACGATCGCCGTGGTGTCCACGTCCGCCGTCGCAGTGCTGAATACATCCAGACAGTCCTCTGCGAAATTCCAGACCACCGGGTAGTTAACGGAAATCCCGGCGCTGGCCTTGTTGATGAGATCGCCAGAAACCTTTACCGGAATTCGCATCCCGCAGCCGAAGCGGTAGAACGACACGCTCATGTTGCTGAGGTATGTCGGCACCGGCGACTGTGGTGTGGTCAGGCCGTTGTGCGCCTGGTTGAACACAGAAAGACCGACCATGCCTGCGCGTGTGGTGGCGCGCTTAATGATGCTGCCACGCGGTGCGGAAGATGACCCCGACACCAGCTCGTCAACCATCACACCGCCCCACAGCGGCATTGTCTCTGTGCCGGAGAGCGTCCCGGAGGACAACGCATAGCGTGCTGACGGGTCATCCATCGCCACGCCCTGAATAAAGCCGTCGGATTTTGTATAGAACGTGCCGCCGGCGTTGGTGGTCTGCATCGGGTTAACCGTTAAAACACTCGACATTTTTATGTCCCCAAAAGGTTATTCGTTGAAGGAGGATACTTTGCGGCTGACCGCCTGGAAGGGTGCCCAGGTCGATGCAGGGTTGCCGATAAAACTGATGATGCGGCGACCGGTTGCGTCGGCGCGGACAACTTCACGCAGCCCCTCACCCGGCTCCAGGCTGGATGCCGCAGACGCCTGCGCATCGGCGTAGATTTTTTTCTCCGCAATGGAGAGCAACTGACTGTCTGCAATCGCATGCAGATCCACGCCTTTATAATCAGCAGAATATTTCTGCAGGCGGGTCAACAGGCGACGACGGTATTGCAGCGATCGCTCCCCCGCCATTGGCTGCGGAGAACGCTCACCGAAGGACGCAAATACGCTGTCAGCCTTACACTGCGTATCGGCAATCTCGTTACGCTCTTCGTCGCTGAGCTCCTGCGGGATGCGGCCCTTAATCTCGTCCATGTCAGCGCGGATTTTGTTCAGTTCAGCCTCTGCGTCGGCTTTGTTCTCTTCCGCAGGAGCAGATGCGGCGGGCGACGGAACGCCATTGTCTGGTTTCTCTTCGGCAGCTGGCGGATCCGGTGTGGGCTCCGGGGTTGGCTCAGGCGTAGGGGTTGGCTCCGGGTCTGGCGCGGCATCAGGCTTAGCATTAGCCTCGCGAGCATCCAGAACCTGGTTAATAAGTGCGACTAATTTTTCTTCATCCATTTGCTGGACCTCGTTGGTAAGTGTGTCGGATTTAACACCTGTTGGTTCGGCCTGCTTGTCCCAGACGCCCTGCGCGCAGATAGCCAGGTGGTCAAGCAGAACGGGTTTTCCTTCCAGCAGCAGCGGCTCACCGTCGACGTTAATCAGTACGTCGTCCTCGCTCACTACCATGGGGGATGTGCTCAGCTGCTGCGTGATAAGCATGGCAGCGGCGTCAGTGTCATAGATGCGGGCCATGCCCCACACCTCGTCACCCTGTATCCAGGCGAACGCTATCGCGCCGATCGTCCTGTCGGCGAACTCCTCGCTGTCGAGTTTATTTTTCTCCGGATGCAGCCAGATAACCGGCAGGCCGGAGCACCGGGCGAGAAACTCGTCCGTCAGGTAGTCATCGGGGGAACGGTAAGCGTACTGCCTGAATTTAGAGCGCCAGGTCACACCGGTTCCGGTGATACGCAGCGCCCACAGATACATATTGCTGAAAAATTGTGGGGATGTGAGCTGCCCACCCGAGACCAGGCGGGCCACGTCCATTTCGTTGAGCGGTTCAGCCTCCAGCATGGCAACCATGCCGGGGTGCAGCGGTTCGGGCAGTGCGTCAGGTGAAAACCAGCCGTAAGCCTGATTTTCGTCGTTCAGCACCGCTTCAAAGGGTTCCACGCCCTCCGCAAGATAGGTGACATATCCCTCAATCAGGGTGTGCGGCGTCAGTGGCTTGTCGTAATCGAAGCCGCATTCCTCCAGCACTTCACGCCTTGCGGCCATCTCTGGCGTCTCGCTTGCGTCAATCTTCCCGCCAGGTACCGCCCACGTACCATCATCCCCACGCTTAACCAGAAAGAGTTTCCCGTCCGTTTTGAACAGGATCCCGGCTGCGTAGGTTTCCACTTATCCTCCGTTGCTGATGCCTTCAATATTTGTGCTGCGGCGTCCTACAGACAGATTGCCTTCAGTGAATTTCCGCCATTTGTCGGTTTTCATCCCATCAGGCAGACTGCGGACGTTGTAGATGTAGGTCAGATAGCACCGGCAGAACACCTCTTCTCCGGGCTGCGTGATTTCATCGAGATAACCTGCTTCACCGGCTCTCATAAAACCTTTTTTCAGCGCCCAGTTGCCGCGAATGGCATAGACCAGCAGATCGCGTTCTTTGTGCGGTTCCCGGTAGTTGTACCCCGCCTGTCGCCAGTGGCTGTGCCACACTGCCGCAATCGCCCCGCCATCGGTGGCGATGATGTTGTCGATATTGGCAACAAGCTTATGCGACTGGTCAATCATCACCCTGCGCTCTTCAAAGTCGATTTGGCGGGCTGATTTGGCAATGCTCTGACTGGTCGCGATAACCCCGGAGCGGGAGGAGGCAGACAACCCGGCGCTGATTTCGCTAATCGGGGGAATGCTGGTCGCCCACCCGCTGAACCGCTGGAGCGTCTTGTCGATAGCCTGCGTGCGATTTAGCTTTATCAGGTCAGCTGATGCAAGGATGCGACGGTCGAGCTCCGCACGCAGCTTTGGTTCAAGGTAATTCAGTGTGAAGCGGCTGATACCCGGATGGCGTTTAAGCGCCTTCGCCCGGTTGACATCGAGATCATACGCTTTGGTGAGATGCCTGGAGGCTCTCTGATACAGGCTCTCGCTACCTGCCTTCTCTTCCGCGGCATTGCGCAGCCTCTCCGTCCAGCCAGTCAGGCTATCTTCACTGCTGTAGCCGTGCTCCAGAAAGAACTTAATGGCGTCACGCAGCGTTCTGAGAAAGGAATTCATCGATATTTCCCCCTGGTGGCGGGGTCTCTTTCGGTGGGTTCTGCTCCAGCAGCTCGTAATCCAGCTCCAGTCGGTCAGCAAACAGGTTTTCGTTCATGTTGGCGTTCTCACAAGCCCACTTGATGAGCGTTGCCCGGTTCTGCGGGTCGCTGGTAAGTTGCGGGAGCAACACGGTCAGCATCTCGGTGATGGCCTTGAAGCGCGTTTCATCCACCTTAACTTTTTCGCTCTCCGGCTCCTTCAGGGAGGACGGCCAGACGTAATCGAAATGATTCACCCATGAGTTAAACGCGGCAGCCCAGGTGGTTCTCTGGTACTCCGGCAGGTCGTTTTTCAGCGCGTCAAAGAACTCTGGCGACCAGGCGCGGTACTGCACGATACGGATAAAGAAATCGTACAGCGGCTGTAAATCCTTTCGTACATCGTCAACGTACTGTGCGATGTATTTCGCGTCTTCCTTCCCCTCACTAAGACCGTTGGAAAATGTCTCGTTGTTGAGTATGCGGGCTGGCATATCAGCGGCCGTCGCGATGTTCTCCAGAATATTCTTTCTGGCGGTATCCAGCGGCTTTTCGAGGTTCTTCAGATCCAGTGATTCAATCCGATCGTTCGCCCCCACCTGGAGCACGTCGCCAGTTTTGCCACGCTTCAGCATCCAGCGTTTAATACCCGCCAGTTTCTGCATGGCGTTGTTAACAACTGAGCCCGCTGTGGCAACGAATGCGACCAGCAGTCCAGCCTTGACCGTCACCATGTCATCGGCACGCATCGACTGAATAAACGACTTCAGCGGGTAGATCGCCCTCTGATAAACACTGCGACCGGAGAACCCGAAGGCTGACGATGTGTAGGCCAGATAGACTGGCGCTTCGTTCAACATTACGCAGCAGCGGCTCTGGTGGTAAGGTTGTCCCGCAGCCGTAACGCTGACCACCTTCTGGAAGCTGTCGCTGTTCGGGTCCTGGTTTAGCATGACAGAGCCCGCGGTGTTCAATGGGTCAAGTACGTTAAAGGTGAGTGATTTCTTATACAGCGTGTCGAACTCCACCACGCTGTTTGTCTCCTCTCCGTCAATCAGCATCACCGTCGCGCCCACGCCGTAGATTCGTGACTGGCGCGCCACGTTGGCGATGATCTGGTCTGCCCTGAGTGCTTTCCACTCGCGCTCGAACGCCTCACGTAATCGACGCTCCGGACCGCAGGTGACGTGCACTGTACGAGACTCCGACATCGCCATCCTTATCGGCCTGTCAACCATCTTGCCGCCCAGCGGGTGATACAGATAAATCAGCTTACAGAGCTCATACGGCACGTTAGAGCCGGGCTGGATCCCGTCATCTTCGAGAAGCGCACTCAGGATGCCGGGGTTACTGCTTATGCAATTATTGTCAATTTCCTGCATCAGAAACCTTCTCCGTTGCCGAGGCCAAGGGCCACGCCGTAGTTGAAACAATCGAACAGGTCGTCAGCCTGGTCTTTCTCGCCGATGATGAACTGAAGCACCTGAGTAAGTAGATGATTCTTCTTCGAATCCTTGTACTCGGTGATTTTGTCAAAGGCGTATTTAGAAATACGTACCTTCCCGCTGGCGACATACCCGGAAATGTTGATAGCGCGCTCTTCTTTCCCGAGCGCTGTCATGGCACTGTCGATAGGCTGAACGTTCCAGCCTTCGTTAGCCCCCTGCTGCAGTAGCGTGGTACCCGTAGACTTGTCTTCGATGTAAAGCCCCAGCGAATCAAAGCGAGCTTTGCAAATCTCGCTGAGGTGCTTTGAGCGCCCCACCCACTGCGGAATGATTTTTTGCAGGAAGTAGCCGTCTATCTGGATGATGTCCCAGTCCAGAATGACAAGATGAGGCTCAGGGATGTTGTTCAGCGCAAACCAGATCGCCGCCGAGCCGTCATGGGCAATGCCGCCCTTCTGCGCACAGTCCACAACGCCGTAGACCGTATCGCAGCCAACCGGATAATCGACAGGTGCGCCGTTCTCCAGCAGCCAGTCCAGCTTGAAGAAGTTCTGCCCGCGCCAGTCCACGAACATGGCCTGATATTCCTGCTGAACGACCATGGGAGGCTTACCGGCGGTAATTCGCGCCAGCGCATCGGGATTAAGCGTCGGATTTCCCGCTGTGGGCGCGTGATGCTCTTCCCAGCCCATCGATTTATCGTTGCAGGCCTGGTAGAAGAAATTCTCATCGTCCACACCTTTTGGCGTGCCGGCCATCACCGCATCACCGTCGTAGTCAAGCAGCGTTGGCTCGATGGCCTGCTCCCAGATATCCCGCATCCCCTTCTTAACGAGGCTCCCCTCGTCAATGATGACCTTGTGGTATTTACGGGAGCGCCCGGCGTCGGGGTTGTCCAGCGTCCAGAACTCAACCTGACCACCGCCGATAAGCTCGATTATCATGTCGGTTTTGCTGGAGCTGACGGTTATCGGTTTCAGCAGGTCGCGGATGGTCTTATAGGACGGGAGGAGGATTTTGTATGACGGCGCAAACCAGCCGACGCGCATTTGCTGTGCCGACCAGTTCCCTGCGCACTGCTCCAGCATGGTCGTCTTGCCGAAGCGACGACCGGCGCGGATAACTTTTCGTTTAGCCGGTGAGCGGTAAATCTTTTTCTGCCCGCCATGAAAGGGCAGAAACTCAATAACGTGTTCAGTCGCCATTGATTTTCGTCCTTCTGAATCGGCTCAGGGTTTCGTGACGTAATTTGTTAAAAAACGGCCCGATTTAACATAATGACCCTTACACGTACCAGCAAAAGTGGACTCATTACGTTAAACGGGTGAAAGGGTTATTTGTCTCGGTTTACTGGGCAAAAGCGGCAAAAATGGGTTGCATAAAACGTGCATAAATCAGGTCCATTTTTGCATAGCATTTTTGGGGAGGATAAGGCCTGTTTTGAGCACTTTCCATTAGTCAGCGTCCGGAGAGTTGACCAGCTTGATCACCACCTCCGGCTTATCGCCATCGCCACCGCCCCTGGTCTTTTGCGCCTCAAGCTCAAGCTTTAAGGTGTGCGGAACATCAAGCCCTTCCGTCTCAAGCAGAAGCGTGGCCTGAAGGGCGTTATATTCACCGTCCACAAATTTACGAATGATGGTGCGACGAAGGTCATCCCTCTTTTCCGCTTCCGGGTCGCTGAAAGTCTCACGCAGGCCCAGCTTCGCAAATGCAGCCAGATCGTTATGGCTGGGAAGAACGTCCTCGGTGATGATTTTCCCGTCTTCAGTCTCTTTGGTGACCGTTCGACGCTTTCTGACGTCCAGACTCTTTCTTGCCGTGTTGTTTATTTTCTCTGCAAGTTGATGATGTGCTTCGGTAAATGCTTCATTGAATGCCGGATATTCTTTCCGCCAGTTCCTTATCGTCTTCTCGTCAACTTTGAGTCTCTTCGCAACCATCGAGTTGCTAATCTTGTTGCGCGCGAGAGCCATGTCGATGACAGTCTCAGTATATGAGGGCTTGTATTTATGGCGCGGGGACATAAGCCCTCCTGTCTGTACTTTTATCTCCTGCGTGGGCGAATGATTGTTTTGGTCGTAGTGGTGGTGGTCCTTGTTCCATCCTTCCCAATCACTTCTTTTGTCGTTGTGGTCGTTCTGACCCCCTCAGCAATAAGGCTTTTAGCGGCAGCGATTTTGTCTGCAAGGATATTGTGGGCATCAGTAAAGGCACGATCGAACTCGGGGTGTGCTTCTCTCCAGTTTCGTATCGTCGACTCATCCACCCCAAGGCATGAAGCAACTAATCTGTTACTCACCTTTCCTTTGGATAATGCCAGGCTCACAACCATGTCGATATGCTTCCTCTTAAAGCCACTTCCTCTCATCAGCAATAACCTTCTGCAAAGTAAAAAAAATGCAATTGTACATACTTTGTTCAAAAGCCAAAAAGTCCGAATTCCGCTCGGACGAAACCTCGGAAGTTCCGAGGGGCTAAGCCAGTGCTGGCAAGCTCCGAAGACACTTTGAAAAAAGCTCGGAATTTCGACGTTTTCGCCAAAACTGCGATTTGGTGCACTCAGGCCGCATGAAACGGGAAGATAGTGGATCGCTATACCATTTCCATTGTGTGGATAACTCAGTCCAGATCCATATCGACAGACTCATTAAACAGGTGTCCGTAAACATCGATGGTGATCCTGATGCTCGAATGACCAATCAGACGGGAAATCTTCATAATATCGACCCCCTTTTCGGCCAGGCGAGATACCGCAAAATGCCGGAGGTGGTGAAAACATCGGATATCGAATGCCTGCAGTGATTCATAAAGCGCCCCCTGAGTCCCATAGCAGGTCGATAGCGGTCCATCGGTAAACTGGTTGGCTACCAGCGGATGTGCCGTACCGATACGGGATTTATCGAGCAATTCAAAGAGCTCACGAGGCATTCTGACCCGGCGTTCAACACCCCGTTTCAGGCCATCACAGATAACGCCATCGACAACATGCCGCCGGATGTGTATCCAGTCCTCAGAGACATCTGAGTAGGTCACGGCAAGCACTTCACCAATTCGCAATCCGCAGATACCCAGCCAGCACGCGATGCGTTCGCGAAGCGGCGCAGTATCCAGCAGCTGCCGAACCGTCGATTTAGACGGAATGACGATAGGTTTGCGCTTCTGCTTCACGGCCTTGTTGACCGGATTAAAGCTGATCATCTGCTTTTCCAGCAAAAGAAAAAATGCTGAGCGGATCCAGCGATGACAACCACGACGCACGGATGCAGAAATATCATGATGGGTAATACTCAAGATATTTCTGCCCAGTATTTCGCCTTCTATTGCCAGAATATCCTGGCGGCATTTTTTGTAACTGGATAGCCGAATCTGATTTTTCTCAACTTTATCGAACTGATAGCCAAGGAAAAACATTAGCAGCTTCTGAAAGCGCCAGGAATTATCGATGCCGCTCCAGTTGGCAGTACGACAATCCAGCTCAACACTCTGTTTTTGCCAGAAGAAATAAGCCGCATCGTCGATATTTTTAAAAATACGTCGCCGCCCATGCCCGGATTTTTCATCACGCCAGTGGACGTAATACTTTGACTGTCCATCAGCGTCAACGGAAAATTTTATTGATGCCATACAGAATCATTTCCGATAAATACGGGAGAATAAAAATATTATCGAAGCCCCTCAATGAAGAGCTTCTGTAATGTCAGTCCCGGATATATTCCTGAGTGGTCACGTACTGAAGGCCGCCCGACAACTCAGCGCTGGACTGATCCACAATCGCGGTGTGATGCGGGTGAAGATTCTCTGCCATCCATTTCATCAGCGGGCGGGCAGCTTCTTCGAAGCCTGCAGGAACCAGCGCCTTATCGGCTGCAGCTTTGGCTTGCTCATCATCGTCGCAGCACTTCTTGCCAGACTCGTAGATCGGAGTCAGGTGTATGTAATCGAACGTATGACGACGGAACAGGCGTGATTCTAACGCGTCCGGAGCTGTGTAAAGTTCGATGTACTCTCCAGGCTGCACATCTGATTGCAGGTTGAGGGCAGGTTTCTCGCGTGAATATCCCGTGAAAAATGGTGATACGGGGCTAATCATCGTCGCAAAATCTGGCCGACGGGCACCTTCCCGAAATAACTCGACTTTCCAACATTTGACTTCTTCCATTCTTATCTCCTTGAATTAATCTGATTTTTACTCTTCGATATTGCACATCACTACCGCATTACCATCCACCAGCACGCGGGTAAAACTCATCGGTTCGGTTGAACTGATCTGCACGCCGACGTAACGCTGTGACACGCAGCCGGCGAGCAACAGAGACGACACCAGCAGGAATATCGTTGTTTTCAGGTCCGGCATTATGGGCCTCCTGGTTTACAGGTCTGGCTTTCGCCGGGGTTGGTATCGATGCAGGCAGAGCCGCTGGGATACGTCAGCACAACAGTGTTATTTGGCTGAACCTCTGCGTTGGTGAGGCTCTGACCGCTTTTACCCGTAGCGCGGGTGAAGGAGACAGCAGAACAGGCCGCCAACAGCGCAGCGCCCACCAGCAGCCCTGCGAGCAGTAGTTTTTTCTTCATGGGATCCTTACCGGAAAATAAAAAGGCCGCACCGAAGTGCAGCCTGAAAAGGAACCAGATTGCGTCTGGCGGCGTTCGCCCTGCCGTTGATATGGTCGATTTGCGAAAAAACCATATTTAAAGAGGCATTAAATGAATCAAAATTTCAATCGAGAGAAGCAACAAAAAATCCTGCAAAAACTCAGGAGCAACTATCCAAACTTCACGACTGAGGAGGATTATGAGGAGATGCTTGCTCTGTTCGGAGATGAACGAGAACTCAATCGCCACCTGCGGGATATGAAATCCAGGGGATTAATAACCGTCACGCTAATTGAAACGCTAACCGGACATATTTGCGAAATATCATCCCTCGCTTACGTTCAGGGATAGCATTTTTTCGGGCTGAAGCCTCATTTCCTTGCCCAGATACTCCCGAATCTGCTGAGAGAGTTGAAATATATTTCCGGTATCAACAACTGCCACTGGAGGGTTTGCTTCCGGTGGCAGTATTTCCACGAGGCGGAAAAGTGCACGTCCGGGATGTTGTTCCTGAATCGGACGGAACATGGCGAAACGACCCCACCCCTGCCCATCACCAAGAGTTATCCAGAAATCGTTACCGGTTTTTGATTCAAGGCAAAAGTGATCTTTGCCAATTATCACGCTGTAAATTTTCACTATCTCCCCCTACATAAACAAAAACCCCGGCTATATGCCGGGGTCATAATTGACGCAGATTCGCGTTTGAAATTGTCGCCAGTGTTACTAGTCACCAGCGCCTGAAATCTGATCCACCAGATAGCAAAAAGCCCACGCGTTAGCATGGGCTCGAATGTTACAGCACTATATTAAGGCAAGAGGGTTAAACCTCAATGACTTTGGTAAAGCCACCATCACCGACAATGACGAATGATGGGGATGCGCTGGGGTCAGGCGTGCTGGCAGCTACAACCCCACGAAGGTTAGCGATTAAACCGATGTCTACTGAAGTCCAATTAGCGCCACCATCCTTCGACTGAAGCACGGCGCAGATGTCACCAACCGCCATAAAGCTCTCACCTGACATGGCAACAGAGTTCAGTTTTCTTGGTCTTACCATCGCTGACTGGTTCACGTCTTTCCAGTTAAACAGGTTATCATCAGTAGCCATCAAAATATTAAAGTTGTCTCCTACCGCGACATATCGACCTTTTTCATCAGTTGCCAGTCCGTATAGAAACTCATTATCGGTGAGTGGGATCGGGGGATTTCCGCCAACGCCAGAATAATTATCAAGATCAGTATAAGAGCCAACTTGAGCAGGATTACTCGAGTCTGTGACCGTCAGTTTGGAAACCTTATCGTTAGACCATTTTTCGGTCATGACAAAACGACCTGACTTGAAGCGGTTAGCGACAATGGCAAAACCTGCTGATTCATCAGTAAAAGCAGGTGCGAGACCTTTCCACGCCTGGCCATCCTGCGATACAAAAGAGTATCCACTCTCGTTAAAATCATCATTCCAGGAATAAGCAAACAGCCATTGGTTGTTATACGCGATAGACGTAAGGTTGTTTGTAAAACCAGCAGGGACTGGGAGTGTTGACACAGTCCAGGTTGTACCATCTTCTGAGGTGACTATCGTGCCATTATCCCCCACGGCATAAAACTTGCTATCCTTGCCCTCGGTAAAAACAATGCCACGCAAATTCTCTGTGGTATTGGAGTTAGCAATTGTCCATGCTGTCTGAGAACCTGGATTGGTTGAGGTCAAGATTGTCCCTCTATCTCCTACCGCAACATACAATGCATTCCCGTTGAAAAGCTCTTTCTTGGCGACAGCATATAAATCAGCAGTTCTTGAAGCCATGTTGATTATCCTTCCATTTGTCAGTGTGAGAGCGGTGTAACGCTCGTCTTGACCTTAACCATCAGGTCCTGTCTGTGATGCGATTGATGCTGTACTGAGTTAAGCACAACATTCAAAATCTGCATCGGCATGAGAAGGAATATCAACACGGGAGTGGGGTATGTAAATGGCCCTTTAAAATATAGTTATCAATGGGCGTTGCGGTGCCGGAAGATTTCCGGTGAATCGTCGAGTGGTTAGCAACGATCCGCGCCCCTACATCAATATCCGATAACCACTACGCCCCGCACTGGCGAGATTCACCGCAACAGTAAAGCACACTACCCAACGTATCGTCCCTGAAGAAACGGGTTTGCCAGCGTGCTTTACTGTTCGCCCTCCCGTCACTCCGGGTTACCCCTTCATCGCAGACAGGAAGGCAAAAATGGAGCGGTCAGCGGGAATCGAACCCGCATCATCAGCTTGGAAGGCTGAGATAATAGCCATTATATGATGACCGCAAAGTGCGGGTCTCTTTCCCCGCCGTCAACGCTGGCTTATTTAGAGTCCATCTCGTCAAGGACTATCGCGTCGGTAGACCTACGTCCAGGCCTACACTTGCATGGTGCGCTGTACTGGAGTCGAACCAGTGACCACTGCCTTCGGAAAGCAATACTCTATCCATCTGAGCTAACAGCGCATGGTGGCCCTTGCTGGACTTGAACCAGCGACCTGGCGATTATGAGTCGCTCGCTCTGACCAACTGAGCTAAAGGGCCTAAAAGTTGTTGTGATGCCGGGTGCCTCCCGGTGAGCCTTTGGTCAGCAGCCATGACTCGCGCGCATACGACAGACTTCACGCCAAACAGGAACAACCACTCGCTGTTCACGCCCCTCCGCACAGGGGGATTCATCACAACGGCACTGATATATCGCAGGGAGGCAGGAATTGGCAATAAACAGGCAACAAAAAACCCGCCCGGCGGCGGGTAATTCGGAGTTAATTTGCTACAGGCGAGATACTCCATGATTAGAAGCATACATGCCAATGTTATGCAAAGTCAAGCCATCACACCGGAAAATGACGATATCTTCGCCGATATATCAAAAACTAGTTGCCTTTTCGAATTCCACAGCTGCGCGTTTTTCTTCCTGGTAGCACAGGTCAACCAGCTTCTCGTAAAGTGGCTTCCAATTTCTGGACCACGAAGACTGATGTAGATCTGGAAGGTGCTTTAAGATAGCGCGATGAACCGTAGCTGATGACACAGCGGGGAAGCCATTGCCGTTGCACCGTTCGCAGGTTTTGAACACTGGTGCGCCATGCTCTTTCGTGGCCTTACGATCGAGCACCTCCCCTTTTCCACCACAGCGGCATCGTGCGCTCAGGATACCCTTTCCGTCGCAAGCATCACATTTGGCGGGGATTATTTCTGTCACTTCCTGCCATTGCTCCCAGTCAGATGGACGAACAGCGCGAGAACGGTTGGCCCAGAATGGAGCCTTACCCCATGGGAAAGTTATTTTGCGCGTGGTCTGCGTCCTGGTGGTTCTTCCAGTACCGCTGCAGGTGTTACAGGTGGCTGTGCTGGCCGCTGAGCGGGAATACTCAGCAAAAGCAAACTGAGCCAGTAGTAGCATACATTCACCGAACGCAGCACCAGCGGCTTTACGTACGTTCTTTGGTGCTATATCGATAGCATGACGCGCCAGCGCCTGAACCGCCAGCTGCGCATCGGTTTTGCTCACCCCCGCTTTACCGAAGAACGCAGCGAGACCGAACCGCGCTCGGCTGCTTGTGGTTCCAATTGCCGTCATCACGTCAGTACCGCTGACACGATCTGGAGAGGTACCTTTCACGCTGTCGGAAATGTTCATACCCTGAGGGCTGAAATGTTTGAGCGCAGATTCGAGTTTCATCACTTACCCCTTAATCTTAATACTGATACCGCTTGCCAGCACGATAGCGGCAAATAAAAACCAGCCCCAGCCGTCTTTACCCTGATAAGCCAGGATCCCGGCGGCAGCTGAGCACAGGACTGGGGCTATTAATGCAAATGCTGCTATGGTGATGTTGGTCATGCTGCTACCTTCTTGTGAAAAACCAGCTCACGAACCTGATCGCCGTTCATGAGCATGTCGTTGAAATCGTTGTGGTCAGGCCAGCGAACGCTGACGGAGACAAGGTCGTTTTTTGCCAGCAGGTTGGCGTGTGCACATTCAAACGCAGCCGCCTGCCCCGTAGCGGAGTGCTCATCCATATCTGCAAAGACAACGAGATGCTTCACCCCTGCCGGTACACGGAACTTTTTCATAAACGTGCTGTTGATGGTCGCCCAGGTGTTCACGCCGTAAATCTGATAGCAGGACAGAGCAGTTTCTATCCCTTCGGCGATCCCCAGCGTTGAAGAAACCGGAAACATACGAATGGCCACCGAGCGGGCATGGTCCAGATAACTGTCCTCCTGCAGGGATTTCAGGCGTTTGGCGCTGTCGCCAATGTTGGCCTTGCGCTCACCGTCCAGCAGGGTCTGATGCAGGTAGCACAACTCCCCTTTGTCATCTGTTGCCAGTGAGTAAAGCGCCTGGAAAATGCGCCCCGCGTGGCGCTGACGGTCGTTGAACCTGACGGCCTCTGCCGGCAAACGGTTAATCCCCCGCTGGCGCAGGTAGTCAGCCCCTGACGTTCCGCGCAGGCCAGCCAGTTTTGAAAATTTACTGATCACTCTCTGGCGCTGGCGGGCAGCAGAGCTGTTTACCGGAATGGTGACGTGGCGATAATTGTTACCGATGAGGTAATCCACCTCCGCGCAGAGCATGGAGAACGGTTTGCCCTGCGTCAGGGTCAGCAGCTTCATGCCGTCGCCGCTGCCGCATTTGCAAATCCAGGTACCGAGGCCGTCGCGGTCGTCGATGCGGAAGTCGCCTCTGGCGCTACAGACGGGACACTCGCCTTTGTAATGCCGCTTCCCGGTGACAGGGGGTAGCCCGTAATGCTCTAAAATTTCCGGCCAGTGGCCCTTTGCTGCAACTGATGTTTTCATGGCGGTCTCCGGTTACTTCCGATTCTTGTTGAATGCGCGCTTTGCATCGATAATCTGCTGTGTTGGGCTTCCCTCTGGAGCTTCATACGTGCTCTCGTTGGCGGCGGGCGGAACCGTCGGCACTGATTCCGCTTTTTTCCTGCCTTTCGCCCACGCGATTAGCTTGCGTTTGATGTGATTTGTCACAGTCGGGGTTATCTCCATGGGAAAATCGCTCAGCCCGTTAGGCCATTCGCCAAATTTTTCCCGGAAGGTGTGCGAGCACCATGCGTCACTGACGGGTTTGCCTGTGCTGGTACGCAGACGCTGGTAAAACTTAATCTGACTCCACCAGGCCTGTTTTTCTGCTCTGGTCGGTTGTGTCTGCTCCTTGCCCAGCTTTTTCAGCTTACGGCCTGTATCGGTATCCACGTCTTCGCCAGCCAGCGGTTTAAAACCACACTTCGGGCAGACGTAAACGCCTGCTGGCTTCATGAAGTGGCAGGCAGGGCATTCTTTGGGGAGCTTCTCTTCGCGCTCTTCTGCCTGGTTTGCGGTGCAGTCCTTCATACCATCGGATTTACCCGGCAGTTCGTCATACTCGATAGCGTCAGGAAAACCGAGGCGGTGCACGGTGCCACTGTGATCGAAGATAAGGCATGCTTCTTTGCCCGGTGCAGTGCGCAAACCGCGACCGAGACTTTGCAGCCAGCGAATTTCGCTTTTGGTCGGTCGGGCGTAGATGATGCAACGCACATCACTGTCAAAGCCGGCCACCAGGACACCGACGCTGACGATGATTTTTGTGGCCCCTGCTTCAAAGCGATGAATAATGAGCTGGCGTTCGTCATGAGGGGTCTCTGCAACCATCACCTCAGCGTTGATACCCGCGCGGTTAAACTCCATCGTCACAAAGTTGGCGTGAGCCTTGTTCACACAAAACGCTACCGTCGGCAGGTCGCGACCATTACTCAGCCAGTTATCAATAATATCGCCCACCAGGCTTGAGCCACACATGATCTCCGCCAGCTGGGTTTCGTTGTAGTCACTCCCGTAGGCTGCACTGACCGTGGTTCTGACGCCTTTCAGGTCAGGTTTTGTTGGCGCGAAAAACTCGTAATTGCTCAGATCGCCGCGGCTGATAAGCTCTGCAATGGTGGTTGGCTTAATAAGGGATTCGTAATACCGACCCAGCCACGGGGAGAACGGTGTACCAGACAGGCCCACCACCTTGATATCGCTGTCCCTGATGACTTCCAGAATGGCGCGACGCTTCATATGCGCTTCATCAACAACGATAAGGTCGATGTTGTCAGGAAATTCACGACGGATCAGCGTGTCGGCGCTGGCTATCTGAATCAGGCGCTCCGGGTGATACTCAGGGTGATCGCGCCAGATGAAGCTGATTTCATCTTCCGGCAGCCCGTATTCGACAAAACGCTGTGCCGTCTGGCGAACAAGGATAGTAAACGGCGCGATAAACAGGACGCGCAGGCCACGGCTGATGTGTCCGGCAACCACAAATGCCGCCAGCCCGGTTTTACCGCTGCCGGTTGGGGCGTAGATCATGAACCTGCGTTTGTCCTTCCACTCACGGCGCAGCATGTTCAGACCGCGATCCTGTGCAAAATTGGGTTTGATTGTCAGCATTGGCGCCACCTTTAAAACTCTTCCAGGAAAAACATTTCCCGATTTGAAATCGGTATATTGATGTATCAGTTAGCGAGTACATCGGCATTTTTAAGGTGGGCTCTGTAAGATCGGCATCTACCTAACCTATGGAGCCGTCTGTTGGAAAAGGCCTGTTCCCATCTCTCATCCACCCACCCCCAAACCCCCTCCCGCCTTCTCTCTTATTCATGTACTATCTATCTAGTACAACAGAGTAAAAAACGGTCAGAAGTAAACCAGCCGCCAACACCTTTAAGTCAGCGATTAACCAGGCACCTTTAAGCCCGGTATCAATCAGGAGCGCCGCTGCGTTCCTGCCAGGGGTGCGCTGGTTGTGTACCCCTGTATTGCACGTCCGTGCTCTCTCACGAACTTACGAAGCCGTGTATTGGCTTCATGCCTTGACCGGTTCTCCTTGCGGTATGAAACGGGTTCAGCGTCAAACGTTGCCTCGTAAACCTCTGCGTACCTCAGTGCGACTCCGTGCCTCAGTGAGGGCGGCAGCTGGAGCAACTGAGCCTGTATCCACGCAGCGTCTGCCTGACTGTGCTGCGTCGGCATATCTACGTGCACGTAGCCCTGATACATGACACCTCCGGCTAATGCAGACGCTCATCAGGAATACCGTTAGCGATGCTCATTCTGATGGCACCTCATCGCAATCAAACGACAGCGCTCCCTGCCCTGCCTGCACCAGAGCATCAATCATCCGCTGACGCTTCGGCTTGGTTTTCTTACGTGCATTCATAATGCTGCTGCAGGTGCTCAACAACTCAGCCTCTGCTTTCTCATCCCGTGCCAGCTGGTGACGCAGTTCGTTAAGACGCCCCGCCATAGCATCGAGCGACGGCATATCGAGCAGGTTGATCTCCACCTTTCCCGAGCGGTAATCGATAAACGCCTGGTTAACATCAAGCTGGAAATCGGCGCGCACCCAGCCTGCGTATGAGACCGCGATCAGCTCATGGGCATAGGTGCCAGGACTGGAGCCACCATTAACAACATCGAGTACTTTTTGACCTGCCGACAGATTTGTCGGCTGGAACGTTTTCAATAACTTAGCTTCAAGTTCTGCAATGAGTTCTTGAGCATGCTTGGTTCTGAGCCATTTATTTGGCTCCTTACTTTCACCTTCACCACTTGCCTTATGCAGCGCGTTCAGGTTGTAGCGCCCGTGCTCATCGAGCGGGATTTCAACCCCGACAACGACAGGTAATTTCTTGTTCATGCTCACTCCTGCTTATTGCGATTCGCTATCAGCACACAAACACCCCGCATAACGTCAAAGCCAAGACCATCCGGCAGCAGCTTCTGGAAGTACCGAAGCTCAGGGACAAACGGCGGGCGCTGATGGGCAGCTGCTGTTTTCTGCGTCATAACTCGTAACTCCTGAAATCTGGTGCCGAACCGCCTTCCGTCGTTATTCTTTGAATTTCCACAAACAAAGAACCGAAAGGAGGTTCGACATGGGCTATGTAAGGGCTTACGCCATCTTTTGTTACCTAAGCGAAGAGCAGTACAACGAGTTCCGGTCAATATTTACCGATGCGGACAAACTCCCAGCGACCTTTGAAGAGTGGAAACAGCTCACCAAGCAGCTTGTGAAGAAGCTGGAGGGTGAAGACGTGATTATTTTTTACAGGTATGCAGACACTACCCAGGACTTCATCGATTTCTGCCGGCATCATGAGATTGACGTCAATGCTAAAGGTCGGAATCGCTTCGCCGAACTCGCTGTAGCAGGTGATATTTTTCCAGTCCGATAATTTCACCGGGGAGATCCACAGGAACTCCCCGCTACATTCAATGGTCACTTTTTCATCCATACCCACCTCTGTTGTTTGTTGCATCACATAACCCTCAGTGCACGAACAGCACGCAGTAAACGAACGAAACAAGCCATAGCGCCCCGGTAAGAACCACTCCGATAGCGATAAAGCCGAGAACCTCAAGAAAGAAATTTGCGCGCATATCACGCCTCCTTTGATGATTTAGTCAGCTTCGCGATGATTCCAGGTGCGAATAACGCTCTTTCTGTCGCTGGCTGGCTGAGTTGCGCCACAGCAGTCGCATGCCGCGATATATTGAGTTTCCTCGCTATACTCATTAAGCGTATCGACCAGGCTAACATCGGGATTTCCGCAAAACGGGCATGAGTCAAGGTCATTACTCCCGTAATTAAGAGGAATAATCTCTTCGAGATCTGGCACAACTGAGAGCACGACAAGATCCACGGGTTTGTTGGAGTCTCGACCGACTGCATTACTCGCAACCTCAATAGCCCGATTGACGTTACGCGCCAGCACTTTCACCCGGATCGGTTGGCGGCCACCAAAGGCGTACTCACCGGTAAAGGTCACGATATAGTTCAGTTTTTTCTTCATTTTTCGCTCCGGCATTGCTGTTTGTGGGATGTTTCCAGCTCTTTGATGTGAGTGAACTCACCATTCCAGGATGCCTTCATGGGAAGTTCACCCTTCAGGTAGTGGCGATAAATCCAGACAGCGCCTTTGTGCAACAGGATTGGCTTGAAGGTTTCGCGCATCTCGCCGTCGGTCTGCTCAACTCTGCCGGATTTCTCTGTGAGGTACTGATCGCGTGCGTATGCCTTTACGCGCCAGCGTGGACACTTAGCATCAGGCTGATCGTCTCGTAACCAGTTATGTTCGGCGAGAAAGGCATTCACCTGTTGAACGTTGACCCCGTTCAGTTGCTTGCAGAACTGACAGGGGGATACGCCATCAGAAATGTGGTTTTGCAGTTTGCTGATATAGCGAGCCTGACGATCGACATAGCCAATAGCGAGACGCTCGGCTTTCTTGGCCTCAATCCATGCCTCAGCAACAGCTATCGGATCGTCAAAGTTCGGGGCATTCGTGTTGGTCACAGTCATGCTGTACGAACCAGTGGCGCGAATGGACGGCAATACTTCTTCACACACCCAATCCTGAACACGCTCAGCCTTCGGAAGCTGGCTGCGGAGAATGAGTCGGTATAAATCCGGCTCACCGATTAGGCTGATCCCATTGGGTTTCGGCTCCAATCCTAAACTCGCCATTTCACCGTGTTTCAATTTAATCAATGATTTACAGTGTGTTGAAACAGCATCAAACGGACGCTCATAACCCAGCGCGATCGCCACATCAACAGCAACAAATACCGGCTTCCCCTGGTACAGCATCCCACTAAGGGAGAAATCCAGCTCCGGCGAGTGGAATGTTGTCATCTGTGCTTTCATCTCTTATGCCTCCTTTGGTGAGGTGCGCTTGTTTTTGCGTGGTCTACTCTTGTACAAAGAGAGATCGCACTTAAGGGCGCCGTTGGTGATCTTCTCCAGCTCAAGGGCTGCGCCTTTGGGGATGATGTCGGGCCAACCAGAAACAGACGAGTGGTTGATATCCAAGGCATTCGCCACCTTGCATACGCCACCGTAGTAATTCACGACTTCTGACTTCGTCATGCGGATAACTCTTTGTAATTCATCATTCGATTAATGTAGGATATCCAACATTAAAATGTCAAGAAACTTACATCACTAAAAGGTAAGATTGCCTACATGAAAAACATGAATGATCGAATCCGTGAACGTCGGAAAGAGCTAAAACTCACACAACATGCACTGGCTGAAATGGCTGGTGTAAATAGGGTTACGCTAACTGGATGGGAGGCGGGAAGTTATCAACCTAACGGAGCCAATCTTTACGCCCTGTCACGGGCATTAAAGTGCAGTCAGGAATGGCTTATGACTGGCGCTAGCGAGGAGGCCGAAGAGCAAGCGCCACAAAAATTAACGTCGTTGAAAGTAAAACAGGTGCCTCTTATTTCTTGGGTTCAGGCTGGGGCTTGGACAACAACCGAACCAGGCTTATGTAGAGATGATGCGACTGAATGGGTGCATACGACGGCCTCTGTATCGGAAGGCGCATTTGCTTTAACCGTCAAAGGGGACTCAATGACTAACCCATCTGGCTCCCCATCCATCCCTGAAGGATCAATCATTATTGTTGATCCCGACATTCCTAGCATTGAAAGCATTAATGGAAAAATAGTTGTTGCCTACATCGATGGTGGCACTGAGGCAACGCTGAAAAAATTCGTGGATGACTGGCCTAATCGATACCTGGTGCCGTTAAACCCCAACTACAAGGCAATGGAGTGTGGCAATGGATGTCATATTGTAGGGAAGGTAAAACAAGTCATCATGAATTTTTAATTAAAACAAACACATCACAAAATAATGTTGGAATGCCAACATTTATTCTTGACACTTCAATGTTGGATATCCTACCTTAAATATATCAAATGTTCACCCAGGTAGGATATTACAATGGATATACAATCTGCAGTTAGCGAATGCGATATGGCACACGCCATTCTCATTGCCATGAACTCATACGTACAAAATGAGACTGCTGGCGATCGAGTCACGGAGTCTCTGACTTTTGCGGCGGAGTCTTGCCTAGCTCGAGCATTATCATTTATCAAAAACGACGACACCGCCTTCAGCGATCAATACTCAATCTGTGGCACCACAACCACCACTCAACAGCCAACCATCCCGCAACCCACCGAATCACCAACATCATTCGAGTCAATCCCGGCATTCCTGCGCACACCAAAACCTTACCCGGCACAGCAGCCCGTCGAATTACCGACGTCGCTCCGTGGTGAAACGGTTGCTCAGCAACCAGCAGCGAGCACTCTGACCATCGGCGAGCGTATTCGTGTTATGCGCAAGCTGCTTGGAATGACTCAAGGTCAAGTTGCCGAAGCCATCAACGTCACCAAACAGGCAATCTCATTATGGGAAAGCAACAGCGCCGTATTTGGCTGCGACAAGTTACTCCCTCTCGCCAGCGCCCTCAATTGCGATCCGCTCTGGCTCCTCGGTGCCAATGCCGATCAAGTTGCCACCAACGAAGCCCCTCTCGCCCCTGTCGAAGTTATGCAGGGTGTTGATATGTCCACCATCGGCAAGCGCATCGCTGCTCGCAGGATTGCGCTGAGATTCAGCCCTGCTGAGATGGAAAGGATTGCTGGGCTGCCAGAAGGGACTGTATCCCTTTGGGAGGATGGTAAAGCATTCCCGCCGAGTGACGCTATCAACAAGCTGGCTCCTGTTCTGCATACCAATATTCACTGGCTGGTAACCGGCATAGAAATAGCGAGGGAGTCGTAAATGAAAACGCCAATCGACATGCTTCATGAAATTCTTGCTCAGGTTTCAGAGGGTAATACCCTACTGGAAATGATTTACAAAAACACCCAAGAGATGAATGAGGAGACGGATTGCGCAATAGCCTGTCTGATTCGCTCCTTCGATAAAACCCGCGAAATGACTTGCGCTTATATTGAGGAATTAGCAAGGAATAGCCCCCCAAAAAAAACGGGAAGCGGCAATGATATTTCAGATGATGTATTCCATGCCGCTGTTACAGCGGAAAAGCTTCGGGAACTGGCGCATACGTATAGCGAGAATTTTTTCACCGATGAGGACAATAACAATCCATCCTGCATTATGGCATCGGTAATATTTGACTATGCAGTAAAGATAGACTGCGAATTAAAAAACATCGAAACAAAACTAAGTTAACTAACAGAGTTTAATTTACACCTTAACGGGCGGGAACCTTTGCAGCCAAAATTCAAAGGAGATGTAATTATGTCATTCATTAAAGACAAGACTGCATACAAAACAGCAATTCTTATTTTCGTACATTACGGAGAAGAATATCGCCACATTGCGGACTTATTCATACGTAAAGCGTACGGGTTGTAGAAATGAGCACAAACACCATCAGAACCCGCAGGAATAAACTTGTTCAGGCAAAAATAAATTCAGTCATGCGCAGAACGGGCGGAAATGTACAACTGGTAAAAATCGACGGCGATATTTTATTTCCCGTCAAGTTATCAGAGGGCGTACTGACAAATGCACTGACAGGCGTATTCGAGGCAATGATATACGACAACCACAAACGCACCGAAGCTGAGAGGCTAATTGCTGAGCATTATTCTGACTGCATGGGCATTCACAAACTGACACCCGATGGTGTGGATTTCATGAACGCGATAGTAAAAACAATCGCAGAGCAACAAATCATAGAAAAATTAGCATGCGGAGAGATTAAAGAATGACAAAGAAAGCCCCCCCCAGCACCAGAAATGCCAAATCGTCCTCACCATCGAAAATGGTCAGGTAATTGACTCAAGGCATATTCGCGAAGAGGAATTTATCGGCTCACTTGACACTTTTATATGGATGTTAAAACGAGCCGGATATGTCGTATGCGAGCCTCACCCGGCTATGAATGCTGAATAAAAAGTAGCGCATGAGTTGCCCGGCGCGACGAACTGATGAAACAGAGATCGTATTAAGGAGAAGCACATATGAACAATATGACCAACACCGCAGGACTGGAAACCGTTAACGGCGTTCCGATGATGAGAAGCCGTGACATTGCAAATGTCGTTAAAAAAGACCACGGGAAGGTTTGCCGGGATATCCGGGTGATGCTTGGAAAACTCTACAGCATTACAGAAGCTGAAAGTACCCGTAATCCAGATCTGGCTTACCTCACAAATCATGGAGTTACATGTTCTCAATTCGATAATGATAATCCAAATGCATGGGAATACTGGCTCGATTACGAACACTCGCAGTGCCTTGTCGCTGGCTATGACGCATCGCGCCGGATGTCGATTATTCGTCAATGGCAGGCACTCAAAGATGAAGTGAAGCAATTGCAATCTCCATCTCAACCAGAGCAACAGGAAATCAGCATGAACCATGACATTCTTTCACTGGCCCGCGTTGTGGCCGAAGCAACCGCATCAGCAACGATGAAAGCAGTGATGGAGGTGACGGGCATCAAAGCCGTCACGGCACAATCAGTGGCCCTGCCAGCCGCTCCTGCGGTTGAGCCAGCAGTGACCAGTGACGAATTCGTACCGGTGCACAAAGTCTCATGGGCAATCGGTCTGTCTGATGCCACATGCCGCCGCCTGATTACCTTTTCGGCATTGCCAGCCAAGCACATTGAAGGGATCCGCGGTCTATGCGTTAGCCGGGAGGCCTTCATCGCGGCAGCCAAAACGCTGATTGATGAATCCACGCCGCCACAAGGTAAGCGTAAGCGCTGGCAGCATCCGGAGTTCGGCGGGTTTGTGCTGCGTAAGGATCCACGTCAGACCTTCGGGAAGGGGGAGTGATGCTCACCATCATGCTCATTCTGTCTATCGCCGTGTGGATCTTCTGCCTGTTCATGATGCTGAGGATCCAGTGGGTGCACGAAGTCCGCCTGAAGGTGCTGCACCAGCACGGTTATCTGACCTACCTCCGCCTGCCCTCATGGGGCTGCATGGTATGGCATTTCTGGATCCGGGACGTGAAGAAATTCCTTAAAGGGGCGCAGAAATGAAAAAGGTCTCTGAACTGGCATTGTTAACCCTTTTTTTCTCATCACTGGCGGGACTTGGTTTTACCGCCGGAGTTATCTCATTTATCGGTTTTGCTCAAATGATGGTGAGGATACTGCCATGAAAATCAGTTTTAAGGATTGCGGCGCGGTGGCAACAGTAACGATCACCAGCACCATCCTTGAGCGCAGCAAACATAGCCGGGTTGTCGATACCGTTCTGCTTCTGACGCCGGAAGTTATCAGTGAACATCGAGGTTGCATTTTCATGAAGACCGTTATTTCCGGCAAGACAAAGCACGTACTGAGCGCCTACAAAACAGCGCAGCGGGAGGAGAAGCGATGAGCACCGAAAAATGTCGTGTTGAAGGCAACAAAATTGTGACCCGCTGCGGGCTGCTGTTGCGCTCTCTTGAATATGGCAATCCTACGCCGCGCAGTAAAGGCTTGTTTATTCCCATGCGGGTCAATACTGAAACCGGCGACCCAGGAACCGATCTCGCACAGCTGCACTCTGGGGCGTTTGTTGGTGGTGGCGTTGTACTGAATTTCTGCCCATTCTGCGGCGAGAGCCTGAATACATGGGAGGAAACGCTATGAGCCGCCGTTTCTGGTTTGCATTTCTCATGGTGTGTGGCGCAGGTGTCTTTACCTTTTTCGCCAGCGGCATGCAGTGGGGTACTGCTAACTGTGGTTTTTTAGCAGGGCTGACTCTGTCTCTCGCACTGTCCCTTGGATTTGCAGCTGCTCATGATGAAGGGGTAACAAAATGAACACAGTAGCGCCGCTAGCAATACCGGCCTATCCGGCAGAGCCCCGGATGGGTCCCTCAGGCTCAGTCTACTACCGCCATTACCGGATCACCACTCACGCCATAGAGCGTTACATCGAGCGCATTGGTGGTGATGCGGGGAACCTGATTGCCGATCTGGGCAGCGCGGGTTTGTTCGATATCAACCGCAAGGGGTTATCGCGAAAAGTCTGCGCCTGTGTTGCCAAATGTGGTCGTGAAGGCGGATGGGCGCTGACGAATGGTAAGGCGGTCTTCCTCGTTAAGCCATCAGTACACCGTCAGGCCATCGTGACCACCATACCAATGGAAGAACACCCGCAGTCTGACAATAAAGCCGCCAACAGAAAAACCAGAGCTCAGGGGTAGTGATGAAAAGAACACCAGTACAGTTATCTTTCGAGAAATTTATGCGTCAGCAATACGGCGACCGCTACGATCTGACGATAGACGACTACGGGTATTACGCCCGGGAAGTGGTGAAGCGCATGTTTGAAGTCTGGAGCCACTGCCGTGGCCTGAGTGTGGTGTGAGGTGGGTATGAGCGATTTAATGACAACCAAACAAGTAGCCGACTACTGCGGCGTTTCCGTATCGACCGTGCTTCGCTGGAATAGCGTAAACCGCAAAACGGGCCTGAAGTACCGACCCGAATTTCCGGACCCGGATATCAAATCCTGTCCTAACAAATGGGCAGCGCATAAAATACATCGGTTCGCCGGGGTTACATCTTAA